CATAAGGTTAAGATGAATGAACGTAATTACAAAGTAAGAACAAAGTAATGAAAGAGATACCAGGCAGAAACGGAGGAACTCTCAAAGTACCTGAGAAAGGGGAAACCAACAACCCTAACGGCAGACCAAAAAAGTTCACCACTCTGATGAAGGAGGAAGGTTACAAGCTTTCAGAAGTGAACGATAGCATACAGGCAATAATGGCGATGGATGAGCAAGAGATTAAAAAGGTTCTCAAGAACGAAGGAGCAACGATGTTAGAAAAGACAGTTGCAAAGGCTATCATCAAGAGCTATGAGAAAGGATCACTCTATTCAATGGACACTTTGTTGAGTCGAGTATATGGTAAGCCAAAGGAAACAGTAGACGCAACTGTTGAGGCTAAGGTTGTAAATGTCACACTTAATTTAGACTAATGATAACAAACGAGGACAATATGAAATTGATGGGTCGTTATGAGGATAATCATTTTGACCTTGCTATTGTTGATCCACCTTATGGTATTGATTTGGCGAATATGAATATGGGAATAGGTAAAAGCAAAAAAGCCTCAAAGATTCAGAATAGAAAATGGAAGCCAAAAGATTGGGATAAAAATACACCATCATTAGATTATTTTGAAGAACTTTTTAGAGTAAGTAAAAATCAAATCATTTGGGGAGGTAATTATTTTGAATTACCACCTTGTAAAAATTATATAATATGGGATAAAGAAATACCTCTTGGTTTGTCGTTTGCAGATTGTGAAATGGCTTGGACTTCTTTTAATAAAGCACCAAAAATATTCAGGCATTCTGCATATTTAGATAAAAACAATAAATTTCACCCAACACAAAAACCTATAAAATTGTATAAATGGATATTGAGTAAATACGCAAACGAGGGCGATAAAATACTTGATACTCACTTAGGCAGTGGTTCAATCGCTATTGCCTGTCATGATTTAGGTTTTGACCTTACGGCTTGTGAGTTAGATACTGACTACTACAACGCTGCAATGAAACGAATAGAAGATCACAAGAAACAACTACAACTATTTTAATATGGATGAAATTACATTTTTAGGAAACGCCTGGTCAGATGACTTTGGCTTAAACATCACGATTAACGTGGAGAAGTTTAAACAAGCACTTGCAGACGGAAAGCTTGAGATTAACAAGTACGGAGATGTCAGAATCAGAGTGCAGAAACTCAAGCATCAAAACGACAGGTCAAAGGCAACCCACTATGTGGCAGTGCCAAGACCACCGAAGGAGAAAGACGATCTACCATTTTGAGAATCTTACTACTACTTGACGGCATGAATGGGGTGAGCTTTCACAGGCTATACACCCCATACGTCAAAATTCAAATAGACTACGGAATCACAGTTGATGTTTCTGTTGATCAAGGGGAATGGGCTGACCTACCCTTTGAGAAATACGATTGCGTGGTATTCAACCGATGGCTGGGAAGATTGCAATACAACATCCTTCCGATACTTGCCAAAAAGAAAATCCCTTTCATAGTTGATATTGATGACTATTGGATTATACCTAAACACAACCCAGCGTATAAGTTTTACAGAGCATTTATCAAGAACGGAATAAAAGACAGCCTACACTATGCAGATGCAGTCATGGTGACCACTCCACAACTTGAGGAGAAGGTTAAGGAGTTCAATCAAAACGTCACGATAATTCCTAATGCTTTAGACTTAAATCAAAGCCAATGGAAAACAGAAACGGAGCATCCTTTCACTATCGGTTGGGTGGGAGGGTTATCTCACACTGAAGATTTAAAGTTGCTTACAGACAAAATAAAGCCTATCTGTGAGGAATACGGAGCAAGGTTCTTAATGTGTGGCTTTCATGAGAATGTACCTGATTGGGCAACAATGGAGAAAGCAATCACAGGAGAGCCAAGGCATAAACGCCCTGAGTGGTTTCAGACAAGGGTAGGAACAAAGGCGAATGAGTTCGGCAAGTATTACTCCGAGATTGACATCTGTATTGCTCCACTACTTCCAACTAATTTCAACCGATACAAATCAGAGCTGAAGATTCTGGAAGCGGCAGCCTACAAGTTGCCCATCTTTGTTTCATCAGTTGAGCCATACACAAACCATCGTGACAATCTTGGATGTTTCTTTGTTAAGAACAATGATTGGTCAGAGATTGGAAAGCTAATCAAGTCAGACAAAGTGAAAGAGGTGGGCATGATTAATTATCACTATTGCCAAGAACACCACAACATTGACATCGTAAACAAAAAGCGTGTAGACCTTTTGAGGAGTGTTACATCTTGAAACGAAATCGGGTTTTTTTAACACGTAAATAAGGGGTTAATAAATGCAAATTAACTACTCAAGACCAAAACTGACGAGCTACCAAAAAGCCATCTTAGATTCAGATGCACGTTACACAATAACGGCAGCATCCACTAAGACGGGTAAAACGGCAAGTCATATAATTTGGTTATTTGAGCAGTCTTTAAATTTAAAAGAAAATCAATCGGTCTGGTGGGTTGCTCCTGTGTACCAACAAGCGGAGATAGCATTCAGACGTATGAAGGCACAGGTGACAGAGAAAAACTTCTTTGTATCTAACGAAAGCAAATTGACACTGATAACACCGGTAGGCTCAAGAATTGAGTTTAAATCAGCAGAAAAGCCTGACAACCTTTATGGTGATGATGTGTATGCGGCAGTCTTTGATGAGGCATCAAGAGCGAGAGAGGACTCTTGGTTTGCTCTACGTTCAACCCTAACGGCAACACAAGGCAAATGTAAACTAATAGGAAACGTCAAGGGCAAAAAGAATTGGTTCTACAAATTAGGAGAGAGGGCAAAGTCTGGTGATCCGAACATGGAGTATTTCAAAATTACGGCTTACGATGCGGCAGATGAGGGCATCATTGAACGTGAGGAGATTGAACAAGCCAAACGTGATCTACCTGAGTATGTATTTAAAGAGTTATACCTTGCTGAACCTGCTGACGATAATAGCAACCCATTCGGGCATGAGAACATCAACGCTTGTATTAAACAGAGTACCGGCACACCAAAGGCTTACGGAATTGACCTTGCCAAGTACACAGACTGGACAGTCATCATAGGGCTAAACGAAAAGGGCGAGGTTGTTCACTTTGACAGATTCCAAGCTGATTGGAGTCAGACACTTCAGAAGATAACGGCAACCATAGGGAACACACCTGCGTTTGTGGATAGCACGGGAGTCGGTGATCCTATCGTTGAACAACTACAAAGACAACACCCAAGAATCAAAGGCTTTAAATTCACAAGCCAATCAAAGCAGCAACTGATAGAGGGGTTAGTCGTGGCAGTGCAAAGTCAGAAAGTAAGATTCCCTGAAGGTGTGATTGCCGATGAAATGCGTAACTTTGAATTTGAATACACAAGAACAGGAGTAAGATACACAGCACCACAAGGACTGCACGATGACTGTGTTATGAGTCTTGCTCTTGCCAATGATTGCAAACAACACAATAAACCAGGACTATTCTACTATGCTTAAATGGAAAGACATTACAATCGGAATGCTCCAAGAGATTGGAGAACTTCCTGATGACCTTAACCCGATTGAGAAAACAGCTCACACGGTGGCAATAATTAAAGGGCTAACTTATGAGGAGGTTGAGAAGTGGACATTGAATGACTTGCGGAAAATTGACTTGTCGTTTTTAGAGCAAGAACCAAAGCACCGATTGAAATGGACATTCAAACACAAGGGGAGAAGATTTAAACTCGTCAAAAATGCGAAGTCAATGGAGGCTCATCACTTCATTGAACTGCAAGAATTAGGAGATAGCGACAAGATAGAGGCATTGCACAAAATCATTGCGTGTTTATCATACCGAGTTAACATCTTTGGGCGAAAGATAGAGGATGATTATCAGTGGAAGGTTGACAATTTTAAGGATCTACCTGCACCACAGTTTTACAAATACTCGCTTTTTTTTTCGGCTCTCTATCCGAAATTATTAAAAACTACCCTAACCTATTTGAAGGGGGAGGTGAAGAAAGCAAAGGAGATGTTTTCGGATGGCTCGGACTCGTTGACCG